CTCGGTCGAGCGAGTTCCGAAGACCAACGGTTTTGGCAATCACCGAACCATACGGCGGTCGGACGGCACAGTTGTGGATACCGGTGATGGCAGTCATGAGGCCGAACTGCAAGCGGCCCAGATAGAAATTGAGAGGCACCGTGAGACCTGAACACATAGCCGCCAACCAGCTGGTGGACATAGCCCACACCGGCGACCGGGAGGCCTACAAGGCCAAGCTGATAGAACTCGAAAAGCTGTACGGCCCGGCGATCTACGACACGATCAAACGCCAAGCGGCCATGCAGTTCAGGATGGAAACAAAGGATCACCGCTACACGGGCTGGCGGGCTGATTGGATAAACAAGCGGTAAGGGCAACCAATGGCAAACCGGAAGCGAACCAGAGAGGAAGAGATTATGCGGAACAAGGCCCAGGCAGTGGTAGACCGTTTCCTGGAAGTGCTGCTGAGTGCAGACAGTGACGCCGGCTGGGAAGGCGGTAGCCTGATCGGAAAGCTGGTGGACTTCAAGGGCGATCTGCCCCGCTCTTCCGGCTTCTCGGGGTTCTCCAAGGTCTACGAACAGTCAAAGCTCCTGCGCGAATGGAGTCAGCGCCATGCAGAGGCCTGCCAAATGATGCGCCAGCTCAGCGACCGCCAGCGCGAGGCCCTCTGTTTTGACCGCGCATACCGTGGCCGCACCAAAGTGGCCGTGGACCCGTTCACCCCTGAACAGCGCGTGGAGATCACCTGGGACGACAACGCCTGCGCCCAACAACTGCGCTGTACCCCCGCCACCTTCCGCCAGCGTGTGCTGGATGGTTACCGATCCCTCGAAGGAAAGCTGGAATCTGAAATGGCCGCATAAGCGGCCACCCACAAGGAGAAGCCCATGATCTACAACTTCGACACCGACGATCAGGAAGCAGCAACCGCCGCCCTGCTGGTGTACGCCATCTACCGAAGCCGCGACAAAAAGCGCTACAAGGTCAGCCCCGAAATGTGGGGCCAGATCGAGCGTTTCACCAAAGCGTCTGCCAAACGAGCCGAAAGCCTGCCCCGCTTCATGGATTCCATGATGCCCCGGCTGTGTTGTCCCTCAATTAACCCGAAATGGATGGAGGTAGGCATCAAGGGCGCCATGCTGGCCACCCAGAACAGCGCTGGCGGTACCGAGTTCATGGAGCTCCCGAGCGAAGACCGCCGCGAGTTTCTGACCAGCGTGCTGAACGACGCAGACCACTGCGCAACTTTGAACAAGCTCTACAAGGAAACCCAGTGGGTGATTCTGCTGGTACGTGAGCGGCTGGAACGGGAAAAGCCCGTTGAAAGCCAGTTCGCCAAAACCATTGAAGAGGAGACCCTGTAATGCGGGGAATGAAGCACTTTCGTATTTTCGGTGAATTCACCACACGCAGCCCGCTGTCTCACATCGGGGAAACGCTAAGCACCACCACCTACCTGGTGGAAGAGCCGGTCATGCAGCCGGGCGGCGGCATCGAGCCGGTATTCTGCTACAACGGCAACGCCTGGCGCGGCCAGCTGCGGGATCTGGCAGCCAGCTACATGCTGGACAAACTGGGCTGCACAGTATCGCTTGAGGCGTTCCACCTGCTGTTCTCCGGCGGCCGGATTGGCGGTGACCAGTCGGTAGACATCAATCAGGCCCGCCAGATGCGCCGTGTGGTGCCCATGGTTGGCCTGTTAGGCGGCGGTGTAGGCAACCAGATCATGCCCGGCAAACTGCGCGTGAGCAACAGCTACCCCGTGTGCATGGAAGCCCTGCCCGTACTGCGCGACGACTACCACCACGACGCCCTGAAGTGCAGTTATCGCCAGCTCACCACCGAGAAAAGCTACACCCGAATGGATGACAGCAAGAACGACAAGCTGACCGACGAGCTGATCTCTGCCGTTGATGCGCCGCTGCTGGAAGGCCCGAAAAAGGGCAAGAAGAAGGAAGGTGAAGCCAGCACTCAGATGCGGATGACCAGCGAGCTGCTGATCCCCGGCGTGAAGCTGGCTCATGAGATCGACTGCCTCGACGTAACAGACGTGGAGCTGGGCGCGCTGGTGTCGGCCCTGCACAGCTTCGCCAAGAGCCCTTACATCGGCGGCCAGGGTAACCGTGGCCATGGTCTGGTGAGCTACACCAGCCGGATTATGGACATGGAAACCGGCGAGGAATTCGGGTTTGTGAAGCTGGACGGCGCTTCCCCTCGCCTGTCTGAGCAGGCTCAGCAGGCAAAGGACGCTTACGACAAGCACCTGCAGGAGCAGTACGACCAGTTCTTGGCCAAATCCGAGACCGAAATTCGCGGACTGTTGGGAGCTGAAGCATGTGGATCTCTGCTGTAAGCAAGCCAGAGGTGCCCGAGTACGCCTACCACCAGGTGCTCTGGAGCTACTTCCCGGATGTTCCGGAAGTTAGCGAGCGCCCTTTCGTGTACCGCGTGCTGGGCGACACCATCCTGATGCTAAGCCGGCACCGGCCGTCTGCCCCGACGGTCAAGGCGCTCGCGGAGCGCATCGAGGCGGGCGCCGTTTACCAGTTCGACCTGCTGGCAAACCCCGCCCGGAGTGCGCGGGCACAGCAGCCAGACGGCACCTGGAAGCGCATTTGCCGCAAGCCCTACCGCACCAATCAGGAGCGGAAAGACTGGCTGGCCCGGCGAATGGAAGGCAGCGGCGCTGAAATAACGTTCGTGCAGGCTTACGACCGGCCCCAGCGCCGGTTCGCCAAGCCCGGCGGCAAGCGCATCATCATTGATGACGTGGTTTTCAGGGGCACCCTGCGTGTAACGGACAAGGCGCGCTTCTGCGACCACCTGCTGCGCGGCATTGGCGGCCGGGGCGCGTGGGGGTGCGGCCTGATGGTACTGCCGGAGGTAATGGCGTGATCAACATTGAGCGCATGTCTGAAGAGATGAAAAACCGGCCCATGCTCACCTGCCAGCAGGTGGCCCGGATTCTGGGCATCGATGACTCAACCGTTCGCCTGCAAATCAAGCAGCAGAAAATCAAAGCCACAAAGATCGGCCCCGTGTGGGCCGTCAGCCCGGCCGAGGTGCAGAAGTACGGCCGGCAGTATCTGGGCAAGCCAGGGAGAAAAAAGAAATGCAGCCATTGATTGTAACGGCGGAGCTCCGTAACGGGTTTGTCAGCTCTGACCCATGGAGCCCGGCACTGGACGGCATACTGGCCTACCAGGTTATGCGCGAAAAGCTGGGCGATGAGGAGTTCGCCATTCGCAACCACCGGAGCGATCTGCAGGAGCCGGTCACCGGCGTGCCGCTTGCGGAGGAATCGGACGGCACCCTGAGCTGGTACCAGTGCAGCTCTCCGGTTTATCAGGTGGCGCTCGAGCACAAGCGGTTTTTCCATCGCCGGTTTGACGCCAAGCCCGCTGAGAAATATTGGGAGCCACCGGGCAAAAGCGGCAAGGTGTTGGTGGCCGCCGGCCCCTATAAAAACGCCCGCCTGCCGGCCACTCACCACATTACACCCCGAGTGCAATGGGCCTGTATTGGCGACCCCGCCGAGATCCGCCGCCTACTGGCCAAAACCACGGCCATCGGCGGCCGCCTCGGTGCCGGCATGGGGCGTGTGCGAGAGTGGCACGTGGAGCCCGCCGGCGAGGAAGCAGAAACGCTGGCCAGAACGCACCGCCCGCTGCCGGTTGGCCACACAGCCGCTGAAAGCCTGACCGGGCCAGTTATGCCGTGGGGCATCCGACCGCCCGGCCGAAACCCCGCGAACATCACCGAGTGCGCCATGCCCTCTCACCGGGAGGCCCTTGATGCAGAAGCATGAGCGCGAGCGGTACCGTCTGCACGCCAAGCTGCCAGCCTACCGCCGTAACGTGGTCCGGGCTCAGGAGCTGATCACCAGGGCGCTGATTGAGGTGCCCGGGGTCTGGGCCATGTGCGCCAGTGGCGGCAAGGACAGCGGAGCGATGATGGCCATGGCGCTGCAAACGGGCTGGTCAGGCCCGGTGGTGCACTACGTGGCGCGAGGCGAAATGCCGGAGGAGAACACCCGCCTGCTGCGCGAACTCTGTGATCGTTACAGCCTGGAGCTGCACGAGGTGCCTGTGCCCGGCCCGTGGGAGGCGTGGGAGGCTGTCGGGCACTTTTTCGCGGTACCGGAAACCCCGGAAGAGAAGGCGGCCTACCGCCGGTTTGAGCTGGACTGGAGCGCGGCCAACGATTACGCAGAGCAGCAAGGCTGGGTTGGCCAGTTCATGGGTATGCGCAAGGAAGAGAGCAAGCGCCGGTCCATGGTATTAGGCAAGCGCGGCGGCCTATACAAAACCCAGAGCCGCAGCACGTGGACCTGCTGCCCTCTGATGCAGTGGAAAGGGCCGGACATCTGGGCCTGTTTACTCGAAAACGATATGCCCTGGCTGTCGGTGTACGACGACGCACCCCGTGGGCGAGAAATGGAGCGCAGCGAGTTTACCTGGTTTGAGGAAAGCCTGTGGCGGCACGGCCAGGTACAGGAGTTTCGCCAGCGATTCCCGGAGCGGTGGGCCCGGCTGTGCGCCCGGTGGCCAGAGATCAGGAGCTTTGCATGAATATATCGATCACCCAATGGTTCTGGCACGACTGCCTGAGAATGGACGACTGGCTACCACCTGAGCCGAAATCCAAAAAGAAGGCCCGGTTTGGGCCAGACGATGAATGCTGGCTGTGTGGTGGCCCCACTCATGGCAAGGGCTGGCACCTGAAAGACGGCATACCGCCCACGTTCACAGACTTCAACCAGGCAAAGGCCCCGTGGTCTCTGACAGCCTGCGGCGCGTGTGTGGCCATGTCCAGCAGCGCGGCCTACGGCGCCTATGCTGAGCGGGAGGGCAAGCCCGTTACGTTCCCGGTGAAAGAAGGCAAAAAGCCCAGGGCGCTGAACTGGCTGTACTTCAGCCATGTGGTTTCGCCAAAGGTTTACCACCAACCAGACCGCAAGCAATGGCGAGAGTTGCTACTCAATCCGCCCGAGCCGCCCTTCCTCATGGCCATGGCTGTAAACGGTAAAAAGCACGTGATCTTCAGAGGCGCCGTCAGCAAAAGCCGCGAGCAGTTCTCGGTGCAGGCCGACGAAACCCGCATCAACGTAGACCGCCATCAATTTGCCCGCCTGCTGGCGGACTTTGAGGCTGCCTACAACGAGGGTTTCAGCAAAGACAGCCTGCTAACCGGTCAGTACAACCAGGCCGCCATCATGGCGGTTGGCATCAAGCGCTGGCGTGAGATCGAAGAAGCCATGGCCGGCTGGCGGGCCACCAGCCCGGGTTTGATGCAGCTGGCGCATTTTTGTGGACAGAAAGACGAAAAAAATAAAAAAGACTCTTGACGGTTATGCCCATTGGGCCTAAAATACATATCAAGAGTTGAGAAAAACAACTCTTCCGACCCGGCGGAACCGGGGACCGAAAGGAGAAATATCATGACTGCCTACAACGCTACAGCTACTTTCCTCGAAAAAGACGACAACAGCCAAGAACAAAACACCGTCTACTGGTTCGAAATCCAGTCAGATGACTACCGCATTGAATCAGGTGAGTATGCCGTGTCTGTCGGCCCTGACGGCGAATCTGTAGCTCTGGATGAAGATGGTTCGCCCATCGACTACAGCGACCTGAACAAAGCGGCCGTGCTGGCTGTCTGCGAAATTCCTGATGAAATGGCCGTGACCAACCCGTGGAGCGGTCACACTGTTTCGATGCCGGTTCCCACCATTATGAAGGGCATCAAAGAGTTCGCCACCCAAGAGGAATGCGAAGAAGTGAACCTGGCGGTTTCTGCGGAGACCGATCTGGAATGGCTCAAAGAGTTTGAGGCCATTCATGGCAATGAAAAGCTCTCTTCTATCGCATTCAGCTGATCTACGTGCCGCCCTCCGGGGCGGCGTCCACAGGGAAAAGGAGATATACGATGGCGTTTTCAGTGGTTAAAACAGTTCTGGCAGACGAAGAAACCGGCGCAACTTTTGTGATTCTGGGCGACGACACAGAAAGTAAGTTCTTTTGGATGAGAAAGTGGCCCGACGGCACATTCAGCCGGCCTGCTGGCGGCGGTATGTCGCTACAGACAAGAAGCGATTTTGATTACGCAGCGATTGGCGCAAAGCTCCACGACAGCGCCAAAAAGGCCGAATCAAACATTCCAGGAATGCGATGAAGTCCTCAACATCCGTTATCCAATTCGAAACCCGGCGGGCCAACAAAACCCGCTGGGTAAAACAGGCCCAGCGTGAGGGCATGAAGCTCTCCGACTGGATCACGCACACGCTCAACGAGGCCAGCCGCCCCATGCAGAAGAAAGCAACCGCTCAGATTCCGGACAATGTGCAGTTCTCCGACCTGAACTTGCAGAGAGACTCAGACGGCCATGTGAGTTTCGACTGGGCACCGATTGAGGCCATTTGCCAGGCCTCCGGTCTGGACCCGGCGCACCTGAAAGAGGGGCCGGAAGACAACGTGAGTGGTCTGATCATCCAGTGGTACATCGCCCACCGTCAGAATGGTGGCGAGAAAGATCCTACAGCGGAAGATCTGATCGCCGAGGTTCAAGCTGAGGATGCTGCCGGGCAGGCTTTCAGTCATCGGCCGGGCCGGGGGTAACTTATGGCAAAGAAGGAAAAAGTCTTGGCGCCCGAGTACATAGACATGCTTGGCAACGCCACTGACAGTGAAATATCACGGCTATCTGGCGTCAGTGTGTACTACGTCAGAAAGGAGCGACTTGCCAGGGGTATCAAGGGCTCGAGAAAGAGAAGCCGCTATATGGGGGCTGATACTCTCGAGGCCGGCGGATACTTAGAGCTTTTGGGCAAAATATCTGATGCAGAGTTGGCGCGCAGATCTGGCCTTAGCCCATCTTCTGTGAAGTATGTTCGACAGAAGATGGGTATAAAGCCATTATCAAAGTCTGCACGGCGAGCAGGGTTTAATTACGATCATTTGTTAGAGCATTACTCTAATCGAGAAATTGCAGAGATGGTTGGCATTACCCAAGAGGCGGTAGGTCAACGGAGAAAAGCAATCAAGAACAATCGGAAGCGATATAAGGGGTCGATGGAGTCTCTCTTTTCTCACTATCAGGATGATCAATTGGCCGAGCTTTGGCAGGTGCCAATTGAAGTTGTAAGGGTGCGAAGATCGGAGTTTGATTTTGAGGAGCCTTCAAGACGCCCAGATACCCCAGAAGTAAAGGCGGTAAGGGTTGCCCCGGAAGACTTGGCTGCAGCGCGAAAAATTGGTAACGGAAGCTCCGTTGATGGAGTATCAAAAGCGCTCAAAGCCTATAATGAGCGCCTAATCGACTTTCACCATGAAAACGCTGAAGTGCCGACCCCCGAACAGGTAACGGCGCTGCGAGTGCAAGTTCAAGAGACTAAGCGTCTCAGCATCACGGAATCCCAGAACTACTGCGCTGCAATGATTCACGTTGATGGTCGAAGCTGGCGGAAGTGGGAGCGCGGGGAGCGGAAGATGCACAAAGCATTCTGGGAGTTGGTCCGGCGGAAACATCACGAGCCTTGATAATTTCTGATTACAGACTACACTATCTGCTAACTGGTCATAGATCCAAAACAAACCGCCCTCACCCGAGCTGGCGGTTTTTTTGTGCCCGAACCAGATAGGACGTGCGGCCTGGCCGGGCACAATCCATAGCCGCTTTCGGTGAGGTTGGCGCCCTCTTTGCACTCAACAAGCCTGCCACAAAGACACGACCCTGGCCTCTTGGCTCTCGCAGCCTACGCCGGGGTTTTTTATTGCCTGGAGATTTGTCGTGCGCGAGATCAAGTACCTGGTTGTCCATATCAGTGACAGCCCGAAGGATCGTGGTGACAGCGCAGAAGACATTCACCGATGGCACCAGCAACGCGGCTGGGCCGGCATTGGATACAACGCCGTAATCACCGGTGACGCCGAGCTGCAGCCCGGCCGCCCAGACTACTGGCAAGGCGCACACGTCCGGGACTTTGATGAAGATGGCGAAGGGGACAACTCGGACAGCCTGGGGATCGTGATCATGACCGACACCGCCCCGGACGAGGATCAGCTCCGGACGCTCGAGGGCTGGATCCACACCAAGCTGGCCCTATACCCGGAAGCGGAGGTAAAGGGTCACTGTGACCTCGATCCCCGCAAGACATGCCCCAACATGGACATTCCTGCATGGTGGGCCAGCCGAAAAAAGTACCGAATCGACTGAAGGAGACCGGCATGGACTGGGGAGGACTCGGCAAAAAGATCGCCAGCACCGGCGCAACGCTCCTTGGAACTGCAATTGGCGGTGGCCCTGGCGGTTCGCTCCTTGGCGGAATGGTTGCCGACGTTCTCGGAGTGGAAAACGACCCTACCGAGATTGCCCAGGCCATCGACCGTGATCCAGAGGCAGCGGTCAAGCTGCAGAAGATCCAGAGCGACGAGCGAGTTCGGCTCCGGGAGATTGCAAGCAAGCAGGCCATTGCCCAGATCGAAGCCGAGACAGAGCAGCACCGCACCGTTAACGAAACCATGCGGGCAGAACTCAAGGCTGACAGTGGTTATCGTGCGGGCTGGCGGCCTGCCTTTGGCTACATCATGGCCTTCAATATGGCCGTGATCTCCCTGGCCTTTGCGGCTGGTATTGGCGCCATCATCTATGAGCCAGCCAATGGCAAGAACATATCAGAGGGCTTTGCCGCAATGCTCGGCTCTTTCGTGACCATCTTCTCTATCGGGCTTGGCGTGCTGGGTGTCCAGGTGCATAAGCGTAGTAAGGACAAGGAGCTTGCCGCAGGCGTTAAGAAGCCAGGTGTGCTGCAGCGTATCGGATCAGCCATCAAGAACCAGACCCCATGAACCTTCAAAACACTTCCCAACATCTCGCAGACACCTTGAACATGAAGGTTGAGTCCATGCCTGCTGCAGCCAGCTACACCGCAAATGGAGCCGCGATTGTGTACGGCACGTTCAGTCTTAACGAGTGGCTGGCGCTGCTCGGTGCGATTCTCGGCGTTTTGACCTTCATTCTGAATATGCGGTACCAGCGCCGCCGGGAGGAGCGGGAGCGCCGCCGGGAGGAGCGCGAGCGCGAGCTTCACCGGCTCAAGGTCATGAATGAGGAAGTGGCGCTCAACCAGGCAGACGGCAAGTAACTATGCCAGCCAGCCCACCCAGGCCCTGCCGCTCCCGTGGCTGCGCCAACCTCACCCAGGCCCGCAACGGCTACTGTGAGGAGCACCAGTCGCTCGATTGCGGATGGAACAAGCCAGGGCGAGGCAGCAGCACAGAGCGTGGCTACGGCGGCCGGTGGCGCCGCCAGCGTAAGCGCATCATGAGGCGTGACAAGGGGCTGTGCCAGCCGTGCCTGTCCGGTGGTCGCGTCACTCCTGCAACCGATGTGGACCACGTAATTCCGAAGTTCGAAGGCGGCACCGACAAAGACTCAAACCTCCAGGCGATATGCAACCCATGCCACAAGCTCAAGACACAAGCCGAGTCACAGCGCGCGAAGTCGAGCTGACGGGAGGGGCGGGTCAAAAGTCCACAGGTTTTGGCGGGCTCGACCGCCCGCCCCAGCTGAATTTTTTTACGCGCGAAATAAGAAAAATTTTCTGGCGGGCTGAGCAGATATGAACGCACCTGTCAGAGCGGCCGGCGGCGGCCGAAAAAACAAACAGCAAACGCAGGGTTCAAGCTCCATTACTCGCATTGCCCCGCCCGATCAGCTGCGCGATGAGCTGGCTGTGAAAATGTGGAAGCAGCAGAGCAACATCCTGATCAAGCGCGGCTGCATGGAGCCTGAAGACGCGCCCATTTTGATGGCCTACTGCAACGCCTTCAGCCTCATGATTGAGGCCGACGAAATGATCAGTAGAGACGGCGTGACCTCGCCAACAGCTGACGGAATCAAAAAACACCCGGCCATTGCTGTGCGGAACGACAGCGTCAGCCAGATGGCAAGGCTGGGCTCGCTTCTGGGCCTGGATCCGCTCAGCCGGACACGCTTCATGGGTGGCGGCAAAAAAGAACCGGGGGAGACAGGGAACGAATTTGATGAATTCGATTGATCATGGCTACCTACCCGAACGTCAACGCCGCGACGAAGTACGCCCGGGAGGTGGTCGCCGGTAAGATCCCGGCCGCCAGAATCACCAAAGCCGCTTGCCAGCGTCACCTGGATGACCTCAAGCGCCAGAAAGACCCCAAATATCCGTACCGCTTCGACAAAGAAAAAGGCGAGCGGGTCTGCAAGTTCATCCAGCTGCTGGTCCATACCAAAGGCGAGTGGTCGAAACGCCCCATCCACCAGCGCCGAATTGTTCTCGAGCCCTGGCAGCTGTTCGCTTTCTCAACCTTGTTCGGCTGGGTCCGGAAGAAAGACAAACTGCGTCGGTTCCGGGAAGCCTATATCTGCGTGCCCCGGAAAAACGGCAAATCCATCATCGCTGCCGGCACCGGGCTTTATTGCCTGGTAGCCGACAAAGAGAGCGGTGCCGAGGTTTACTGCGGTGCAAGCACCGAGTACCAGGCATGGAAGGTGTTTCAGCCCGCTCTGCAAATGACCAAAGCCCTGCCGAACCTGCGCAGCCGCTTTGGCCTGACACCTTGGGCGAAAAAGCTAACCCTGCTGGACGGCTCTGTATTCGAACCGGTGATCGGTGACCCGGGCGACGGTTCAAGCCCGCACCTGGGCATTGTTGACGAGTTCCACGAACACCACGATTCGGGCCTCTATGACACCATGCTCACCGGCATGGGCGCCCGGCTTCAGGGCTTAATGCTCGCCATTACCACTGCCGGCGACAATATCGAAAGCCCCTGCTTCGACATGCACACCCGCGTGGTTGAGATGCTGGACGGTGTATCACAGGACGACGAACTTTTCGGCCTAATCTACACCATGGACCCGGAAGACGATTGGACCAGCGTCCAGGCCCTGAAAAAGGCAAACCCCAACTACGGCGTCTCGGTCTACGAAGATTACCTGCTCTCTCAGCAGAACCGAGCCAAACGACTGGCCCGCTTCGCCAACAAGTTCAAAACCCGGCACCTGAACATTTGGGTTTCCGCGAAAGACGGCTTCTTCAACCTCGAAAGCTGGAAGCGGTGCGAAGACAAAAAGCTGACCCTTGAACAGTTCGAAGGCTGGGAGAGCATCCTCGCCTTCGACCTGGCGCGAAAGCTCGACTTAACCGCCATGGTTCGGCTTTACAAGCAGGACATCGACGGGCGCCGGCACTACTACTGTGTAGCGCCGAAGTTCTGGGTACCGGAAGCCACCGTCTGGGACTCCGATAACCGCAAGCAAAGCGAGCGGTACCAGAAGTGGGTGAAATCCGAGCACCTGACGCCAACCGAAGGTGCCGAAATCGATTACCGGGAAGTGCTGGCGTCAGCTACTGCCGCCCACACCCACAGCCCAACCAGCGGTTGCCCAATTGACCCACACGGCGCGGCCAACCTGTCGCACCAGATGATGGACGAAGGCCTGCAGCCGATCACGATCACGCAGAACTACACCAACCTCAGCGACCCCATGAAGGAGCTTGAGGCTGCCATTGAGTCGGGCCGCTTCCACCACGACGGCAACCCGATCATGACCTGGTGTATCAGCAACGTGATCGGCAAAAACATCCCGGGCAACGACGACGTTGTGCGCCCAATCAAGCAAGGCAACGACAACAAAATCGATGGCGCTGTGGCGCTCATCATGGCCATCGGCCGCGCCATGTTGGGTGAAACCGAAAAGCCCAAACAATCCGTTTACGACACCTCGGACGTGACATGTTGATGAACGCACTGATTTTCCTGATCGGCCTCGCTGGCGCTGCCCTCATCGCCGCTGGCACCTGGCTGATATACCAACCCGCCGGCTACATCACTGGCGGTGTGCTGCTTCTGGCCTGGTCCTTCATGGCCGCCCGTGCAGCCGCCGTCAGTGAAGTGAAGCGGTCGAAAAAAGGCGATAACTGATGTTCCTGCCGAGCTTCTTCAAAACCGCTGGCGGATCCGGCCGCACCGGCACCGATTGGGCCGGATGGACCAGTTCCATCGGTGGCCAGCAAACCCGAGCAGGCACCAACGTCAACACCGAAAGCGCTCTGGCCCTCACCGCCCTGCGCGCCTGCGTCACACTGCTGGCGGAATCGGTGGCTCAGTTGCCCTGCGAGTTGTACCGCCGCGACGACAAAGGCGGCCGCGATCGCGCAACCGACCACCCGCTGTATGACGTCATCCACAGCCAGCCCAACAAGAAAGACACCAGCTTCGAATATTACGAACTGACCCAGGGCCTGTTGGGCCTCGAGGGCAACCACATATCCCTGATTGACCGGGACGGTTCCGGCTACATCACCGAACTGATCCCGATGAATCCCAAGAAGATTCAGGTGTTGAAAGGCCAGGACGGCCTGCCCTACTACAAGCTCACAGACACCGGCGACATCCTGCCAATGCGCATGGTGCACCACATCAAAGGCTTCAGTCTGGACGGCTTTGTGGGCATGTCACCCATTGCCACCAACGCCGATTCCATCGGCCTGGCTCTGGCCACCGAACACCACGCCTCCGCCGTCTTCCAGCGTGGCGCCACCATGTCCGGCGTCATCCAGCGGCCCAATGAAGCGCCGCCGATCAAAGACCAAAAAGCCGTTGACCGCCTGCTCAACAAATTCACGGAACGCCACGGCGGCGGCCTGCGCAACGCCTTCAGCGTCGCCCTGCTGCAAGAGGGCATGGAATACAAACAGCTGGCCATGGACAACGAAAAAGCCCAGCTGCTCGAATCCCGGGCCTTCGGCGTGAACGAAATATGCCGGCTCTACAAAATCCCCCTGCACATGATCCAACACATGGAGAAAAGCACCGCGTGGGGATCCGGCATCGAACAGATGTCCCTAGGCTACGTGATATACACACTCATGCCGTGGATCAAGCGCATCGAAGCCGCCATGATGCGCGACCTCCTACTGCCCAGCGAGCGCAAGAATCACTACATCGAATTCAACGTCAGCGGCCTGCTGCGCGGCGACCAAAAAGCCCGTTATGAAGCCTACGCCATTGGCCGCAACTGGGGCTGGCTATCCGTTAACGACATTCGCCGCCTGGAAAACATGCCGCCCATCCCCGGCGGTGACCGCTACCTGACCCCGCTCAACATGGTGGACTCCGGCAAAGCCGCGGACGCCCTCAACGCCACCCCGGAACAGATGAAAGAAATCGAGGAACTTCTATGTCGCAGCTGATCAACTACCCGCACGTTGCATCCATGGTGTTCGGCCAGCCGCTGTTCGCCACCCCCGAACTGATCCAGGCCGTGAAATCCGTCCTGGAACCGCGCCTGCTGGGCAAAGCTGCCGGTGATATCCCGGATCTTGGCCTGAGCCTCCCCGGCCACCCGGACCTCAGCACACCGGATGAAGAGCGCCGCCTTCGTGGCGTCGCCATCGTTGGCAAACTGGCCATCATCCCCGTGCACGGCGTACTGGTTGCCCGCCGGGGCCAGATCGACGCCGCCTGCACCGAACTGCTCAGCTACGAACGCCTGCGGGACCAAATTTCAGCCGCCCTGCGCCACGAACTCGTGGAAGAAATCGTGCTGGACTTCCACACCGGTGGCGGATCCGCCATGGGCTGCAAAGAAATGGCCGATTTCATCCGCCAGGCCTCACAGACCAAACCCATCACCGCCCTCGTCAACTTCGCCGCCTACTCTGCCGGCTACTTCATGGCCGCCGCCTGCAGCAAAATCATCTGCAGCCCCACCGCTGGCGTCGGCTCCATCGGCGTGATCATCGAAACCTTCGAGGTCAGCAAGTGGGAAGAAGAGATGGGCATCAAATACAACACTTACTTCCGTGGAGGCCACAAGAATGACTGTTCTCCCCACGAACCGATTACCGACCAGGCCGTTACCGAAATCAACAAACGGCTGGACACCGCCTACGCATCATTCACCGAATCCGTCGCCGAACACCGTGGCATCGCCGTCAATGACGTCATCGCCACAGACGCCAAACTGTTCAGCGCCGAAGAAGCCCTCAACCTCAAACTGATCGACCAGATTGCCCCGGCCCAAGACGCCCTGGACGAAATCGCCACCCGCTACCGCAGCACACCCACCCAACGGCGAACCATCCAGGCCCAGGCCAGCGCAATGAACACGAATTGCCAGCTCTAGCCACGCGGCGGAGCTGCAAACCCAGAAGCCACCACCCGGTGGCTTTTTTTTATGCCCATGAAAGCAAGAGGAAAATCACTATGTTGATTGAAGAACTCCGCCGCAAGCGGGCCGAGATCAATGCCCAGGTACAAGGCCTGGCCAAGATCGAAGCGAACGAAGGCGAGCTCAACGAAGAGCAGCTGAAGCAGTTCGGCGAACTCAGCGCCGAATTCGACCAACTCACCGAGCAGCTCCAGCGCATGGAAAATGCCGAGCGCATGGCCGCTGCCTCCGCTGAGCCGGTTAAAGCCCTGGGCAACCAGGAAAACGGAAACGGCGCTCCGGCCGTGCACGTAAAGCAGGAAGCCAAACAGTACACCGGCGCCAAAGCCGCCCGCATGGTCATGTCCATCGCTGCTGGCAAGGGCGATCTGGGCCTGGCCTCCAAGTTCGCCAAAAACGAACTGAACGACGGCGACGTGGCCATGGCCATTGAAACCAGCGCCGGCAGCGGTGGCGCACTCATCCCCACCAACATGGCAGAAGAAGTCATCGAACTGCTGCGGGCCCGCACCGTAGTACGCCGCCTGGGTGCGCAAGTCATGCCGCTGCCGAATGGCAACATGTCCCTGCCCCGCATGAGCGGCGGTGCCACCTCCGGTTACGTGGGTGAAGGTGCAGACGTGCTGGCTACCGAATCTCAATTCGACGACGTCCAGCTCAGCGCCAAAACCCAGATCACCATGGTGCCCATCTCCAACCAGCTGGTTGGCCGTGCCGGCTACTCCGTAGAGCAGATCGTCCTGAACGACATGCTCAACGCCAAAGCCGTGCGCGAAGACAAGGCGTTCCTGCGTGACGACGGCACCAGCAACACCCCGACCGGCTTCAAAACTGTCGCAACCGACGCCAGCCGCACCCTGGCATGGTCTGGCACTGCGGACCTGGCCACCATCGACGCCTACCTCGACAGCCTGATGCTCAAGCTCATGGACTCCGATTCCATGCTGGTAACCCCGGGCTGGGCCATGTCTCCGCGTAGCTACATGAAGCTGTTCGGCCTGCGCGACGGAAACGGCAACAAGGTGTACCCGGAAATGGCCCAGGGCATGCTCAAGGGCTACCCGATCTACCACACCACCACCGTGCCCACCAATCTGGGTGCCGGCCTCAACGAGGCTGAAATCTACTTTGCCGACTGGAACGACGTCGTCATCGGCGAAAGCGACAACATGTCCATCGATTTCAGCCGCGAAGCCACCTACAAGGACTCCAGCGGCAACCTGGTATCCGCGTTCGCGCGCAACCAGTCCCTGATCCGCCTGGTGGCCGAGCACGATATCGGCTTCCGCCATCCGGAAGGCCTGGTACTGGGTACCGGCGTCACCTGGTAACGGCCCGCACCGGCTCCAACCCGGGGCCGGTGCCCCTCCATCATCCGAACTGAATCGAGGAACACACCATGGCTAACCGTAGATCACAGGGCGGCACCAACGCCCAAAACACCGAAGAGCCGAAGCCTCAGGAACCCCAAAAGCCTGAAGATCAGCAGCCTTCGGAAGACCAGCAACCGCCGGAAGAGCAGAAACCAGCCACCCAAAGCAACAAGCGTAAAGCGGTCACCTTCCTGAAACCCTTTAGCCGCTACGTGCGGGGCGACACCGCCGGCTTCGAGCCCGAAGAAGCCGACCGCCTGGTGAAAAAGAAAGTGGCCGTCGAAGGCACAAAGCTGCCGGCGACAACCGAAAACCAGGACGACGAACCCAAGGCCTGACCCGGCCATAGCGGAGCCCATCAATGATCACCGTTGAAGAAGCAAA